AATTTATGGACTGGTGATTTTGAAAAACTAATTGATGATTACGGCTTTGAAGTCATTGACTGCTATTGGAATAATTTCCTCGAGAAAGATTTGATAAACATTTCCGATAAATACAAAGGCGGCCGGATTACTAAACAAATCAAAGAAAATGCAGTTGAGTTTTACAATAAATGGAAGGAAAATAAGGCCGCTGAGAAAGCCGAAAAAGAAGCAGCAGAGGAAAAACAGAAACTTTATATTTCCGGGGCTGCTAAGTGGTCGCTCATGGATCATAGTGAAAGAAGCAAACTACATGAACAAGCAGTCAATGAAACCAACTATATTTCAACTCTCCACGAAAACGGAGAGATTCAAAACAAGCTAATCGAGGAACGAATATTTTTAAAACTAGGGGAAAGTAAATAAGATAAGCATGAACGCTATTTGAATATAAATAATGAGGTAAAAAGCATGAGTAATTATTTTACGTGTCAACATTGTAAAGAAGCTCCTTTAATTGATGGAAAATGGAAACGTAAATATAAATGGAAAACAGAAAAAGGTTTTAATAATCATAAATGCTATAAAGATATACTAACAGAAAAATTAAAAAGACAAAAACAATTAGAAACAGAAAAAAATATTAAACTTAAAAAAGCAATTTCAGAATCAAAATATAATGTCGGGGATGAAGTTTATTACTGGTATTATACTATAACCTACCCTACACATATATGGAAAGGAAATAGATTTGTAAAAGTTAGATATGAAGAAAAAAGAAGTTATTGGAACACAAAAGGAGTTATTACAGAAATTAAAATAGGACATTATGTTATAAATAATCAAGATATACCAATGATCAATATTACAGAAACTAAAGAAGATGCTTATAATAAAGCTAGAGAAAAAGAAAAACAATATAATGATCATTGTGAATTTTCTTCTTTTTGTAGATAGTTAAATAAAATTATAATAAGGTGTAACCATGAAAGTATCTGAAAAAGTAGTAGAACTATATCGAAATTGCAAAAACCAGCGTGAGTTTATAGAACAGTTTGAGAGCAATGATTTAGGACATATCCGCAGGGTTTATCTATTCCTAGAACAATACGAGCCAAAACAGCAGGATATAAACAATAATAAATGCAAACATCCTGATTTATTTTAATAAAACCGCAAATATTTTTCTTTAACGCTTGACAAGTGTATATATTTAATGTATAATAGACAAAAACAAGGAGTTGAATATGAAAGTTTTACAAGCAAAAGACATGGTTGCAACGGTTATTATTAGGGATGATTTTGGTCAAAAAGCTACACCATGTAGATGGGTTGACTGTATACATACCGATTGCTCTGATTGCCCGGCAAGCAAAAGCAAAAATAAAAAGGAACTAACTCATTCTGAGGCTGTAGAGTTCTGGAAAAAGGTTAGGTGAAAGAATGAAAAATAAACATAAATTTAATTATAAATGGAAGCTTAAAGACGGCTATCCTGCTAATGGTATTGAATATCACGGCAGTAAGGTTTTTTCCTGTTTTGCATGTGGGGGGGGGAGTTCAATGGGCTATAAACTCGCCGGTTATGATGTTATAGGATGCAATGAAATTGATCCCAAAATGGCGGAAGTTTATAACGAAAACCACAAACCGAAATACTGTTATATTGAGCCAATACAAGAGTTTAAACTCCGTAATGATTTTCCCCATGAACTATATGAGCTTGATATACTTGACGGTTCACCGCCTTGCAGTAGTTTCTCTATGGCTGGCAATAGAGAAAAAGACTGGGGTAAGGTAAAAAAATTCAGAGAGGGGCAATCTGAGCAGGTGCTGGATACTTTATTTTTTGATTTCATAAAATTTAACCTTATCCTCTACAAATTTTTCAATATATTTTATTAATAGTTGCATATATTTTTTCTTATCATATTCCTCATAAACAACACAATCACCACTTTCACAAGACATAATGATTACAAGTTTCTTAACCAAGATTCCTGTTAGTTCATATAACATACACCCATAAGCCATACATTGAACAAAATAATGATCAATCCACTCTCTTGGTTTTGGTTTTTTAGATGTTTTAAAGTCGATAATTGCCAATTCTCCATTATATTCTGCAATACAATCTACTGTACCAGCAATTCCCAATTTTTTACTATATAAAGGACCCTCAAGTGCGTGAATATTATTAATTTTATTTAGTTCAGGTTTTGCAATTTTAAATAAGAAATCTGATAATGGTTGTACTGTTGGAAGTTCTGGAATATTATAAAGATAATTTTCAACTAAAGAGTGCATATCGGTTCCCCGACTTGTTGCTGCTTTAGTGATTTTATTTGCAGTTTCTTCCCCGACTTTTTTTCTCCAGTTTACAAATATCTCTTTATTAAAATGACTTGTTACAGAAGTAATTGAGACTAGTTTTATTAGGTCTCCATTATCAGGCACAGAATAATATCTGACTCCATCTATAGTAGTTCTTTCAAGGCGAGGGAGAGAAACATCAATATGAGAAAAATTCATTACAATCCAAGTTCATTTTTTGCGACAAGATACTCTTTACAGATTCCAGACCTTACAATATCTTCAATACCAAATTCAATTATATCAAAAGAAGGCATTTGACGCAAGATTTTCATAAAGTCCACAATACCATTTCTTTCATTTGTTCTTATCAAATCACTTTGTGTTGCATCACCACAAAACATAATTTTAGAATTTTCACCAACACGAGTGATAATAGAGTCCAATTCGTGAAAATTTAAATTAGAAAACTCATCTACAATAATAATACAATTATCTAAAGTTGTTCCACGAATAAATGAAGTACTCCAAAAACTAATCGTTTCTTGTTGTTTTAAATTTCCATACAACATTTCAAAGTCTGCATCACTAGGCATTTGAAACATATATTTTACCATATTTTTATATGGTATTTGATAGAGTGAAGATTTATCTTCGTGCGAGCCAGGAAGAAATCCAATCTCTCTTGTTGGTACAAGAGATCTTACAAGATAAATCTTTTCATAAGGAGTGTATTCATTTAATACTTCCTTTAACGCATTATATAACACACAAAAAGTTTTTCCTGTACCAGCGGCACCATACGCAATTAAATACTTACCTTCTGCATATGAACTAAAAAGTTTTTTCTGATTATCAGTAAGTGGTTTTATATCAATTAAATAATCACTGTTTATAGGTTTTTTTCGTTTCATTTGTTTTGCAGTAAGTCCAACTCCGATTGGTTGGTTTTCATTTGTCGTTTTTCTTCTTCTTGCCATCTAATACTTAAATCTTTTTAACTTTTGAACCTGGTGCTTTACTTGCACGATCTAAAACTTCATTCCATCCTGGATGCTTTTGAATTAGTTTGTCTTTCCATTCTCCTACATCAGCAGCAGAAGCACATCCTTCAGACCAATCCCTAGACCATTCTGGATTATTTTTATACCATTGCGTGATTTCGTGAACACTCATTTCAACCACTTTCGTTTCACCAGTTTCTTTATGGATAATTGGATAAATTGCCATTTACAAATAATTAAACACAAAAATATTTATTCTAATGTAATAGAAGGAGCATCATCACATTCAGGACACTCATCTCCCCTTTCCCATCCAAGTGCTTCTGCAACACTCGGGAACTGACAGCAGAAGATACACTTAGATGCCTCTGCAATATCCATATGCTCCTTCTGTGTGCCATTAGAAGACCTCAAATCGATATAATGGATCCAAGACCTCACAGAACCCGTCATATACAGTCTCGTGGGTGTTGCAAGGGGTAATACGAACCTTGCACACTCCTTTGCAATACCATCATCAAGCATACTCTTATACAGTTCCATTCCTTTCTTGAAATGATCCTGCATCAAAATCTGATACTTCTGTACAGTAAAAGGATCGACATCATCAATACTATTCTGACGATTCTTTTCATCCTGACGACGAAGTTCTGGAAGAGGAATTGTATCCCCAAGAAGAGAACTATCAGCATACCGCTGACTAAATTCCTGAAAAGTAAAACTACGATGTCGAAGTATCTGAGCTGCAATTCCCCTAGTCGTAGTAATCTCAAGTGTCATACTTGCTTGCTCAAAAATACTCCAGTGCTGATGAGTAATACAATACTTCAACAGTCCTGCAAACTTTTGATTTGTTTGATTTGCAGGATTACTTACTCTTGCACAATATGCCATATGCCTTTCAGCATCTGGTGTAACACTAATTAGATTTACAGAATTCATACGAACCAACTTCCTTGTAATGATTTGTGAGATTTCTTCCAAGACTTATATAGTCTCTTCACTTCTCTATATGAGTCTTCTACACTCATCTTTCCTCCAACTACCATTGAAGAAACATATTGCAAATGTGTAGCAAAATTATTTAAGTTATTTGTTTGTGCAATCTCCAGAAATGATTTATCAGAATCTGGATTCATTGGAGGAGTTGGATATAAAAACTCTTCCTTTTGTTGTTGAGATGAGTTAGTCATCGTCATCTTCAAATACCTCATCGTAATCGTCTAAAGTTCCAATATGTGGAGCAGTGGTTTCATAATTGTAAGAAGAAGTATCTGAATATACTTCTGATTTTAAACCATCTACAAGTAGTTCTAGATTCTTTACTATAAGTTTTAACCGGTCTTTATTCATAGTATTAGTCTTATCATCCGGGACAAGCCCATTCTAAACAAAAAAAAGAGGGGTGTCAACCCCCTTAAGTAGACTATTCCAACATCCTTCTACATATTCGTTTACATTGCGCTTGATCATCATGACATTCAATTAAACAATTATAGTAATCATTAAGTTCGCCTGTATCCTCTATTGATTTATCTAATGCATAATTCAAATTCTCTACAGTTTGTTGCCAACCCGCTAATTGATTATAAGAAATAAGATTGTGCATAATGACCTCCATGTAATGTTACTCATAACAGAAATTTTCATATCATTTTAACTACCTCTTAACTCCACTATATCTAGGAGAGTTTGTGTTACTTTACTAACATTTGTATCTTTTTTACATAAGTACAAAAAAAGAGAGGTTTCTTAACCTCTCTTTGATTATTCACTTTTTGATTTGAACAAGTTGTGCTTGCTGACGGCGCTGTTCCTTCTCAAGTTGATCCTTGATTAATTGAAGAACATTGATTTTATGATTTTCAACATTGTACTGAACGCCACGATAAGTTGCAGTAGTCATTTGTTTTGCCTCCTAAAGAAATGAAAATTAACCTTTAACTCTTACGAGTGATCCGTTTCCCGTTCCTTTAGTCGTTTGCGTCTATGTCACACTTTTTTTCGGTAACTTGTTTTAACTCCCAAATCAAATCATTTTTTACCTGAGAAGATAATTGTGGATGATTTTGGATTCTAGAAACAAGTAATTGTGTTTGTAGACAAGTTAATAAAAGTGTTTCCATAGATGAACGATCCGTTCCGCGACTTACTTGCGTCTCATTCTCTATTCGCAAATAGAGAATGAGATGAACGATAAGTATACTATAGCATACCTATAATAGTTATGCAATTTTTTTTGTAACTTGTGATACAATTTTCTAAAATCTTAAGATTTCATAATGTCCCTTTGTTTCTGCAATTGCGGTAAAACTATCGCACCAGTCACCACAGCACATATATTTTAAATTACCAAATTGGCGAATATTGGCGTGATGTATGTGCCCACAAATTACACCAGAATATCCATCTTCAACAACAGAAATTAAATCTTTTTCATACCGATCAATATACTTTTTACCTCTTTTAAGAG